ATGGGCAATATGCCTGGCGCTGAGATGAAAGATGGAAAGCCTACCCGACTTTTACTTTCTCTTAGAGCTTGGGGCGCAACGTCCAAGGAAGACGCTAAAGCTAAGGCTAAAGCGATCTCTAAGAGGAATATGAAGTGAGACCAGTATCAGTCGGAATTAACCCAACAGCCAATACGCTGACAACTGTTTATACAGTTCCTACGGGTTATTACGCCAAGTTTACTGTGATGTACATTCACAACACTGGCGGTTCGACTAAGCACATTACTGTTCAATGGTATGACGCAAGCACTGCTACTACCTTGGATATTCTTACTAACTACGACTTTACTTCAAAGCAATATCTTCAGTTTGATGGCAATGCTTATATCGTTTTAGAAGAAGGCGATAGAATTCAAATTACTACTCAATCTGCTAGTAGCTTTAGTTTTATTGCAACATTTGAGGTTCAGGGAGCACAACGAACATGACCTACTTACAACTTGTGAATGATGTTCTCACCCGATTGCGTGAGACTAATGTTTCTACAGTCTCAGAAACAACTTATTCCGCATTGGTTGGCAAGTTTGTCAACGATGCTAAACGTCAGATTGAAGATTCCTATAACTGGAATGTCTTGGGACAAACAATTACAGTTACCACTACCAGTGGCACAAGCTCATACGCTTTGACAGGTGCGGGTCAGAAGTTTCGTATCAATGATGCTATTAACACTACAAGTGTTATTACCTTAGATAACACCACTGTTGCGGATATGAACCGCAAACTCAACTTTGGTACACCTTCACAGTCTATTCCTTCAGAGTTCTGCTTTAGTGGTGTAGATGGTAGTGGCGACACAAAGGTTGACTTGTTTCCTGTTCCTGATGGTGTCTATACACTGAAGTTTGATTTGACCATCCCACAGGCTAATTTGTCTGCTGATGGCACTTCAGTCAAGGTATTGGACTATTTGGTGACTCAAAGTGCCTATGCTCGTGGTTTAATTGAGCGTGGTGAGGATGGAGGCACTGCTTCTAATGAAGCGTACGCTCTGTTCCGTGGAATGCTATCTGACGCTATTGCATTGGAAAGCACTCGTTACCCTGAAGATAACTTTGTGGCGGTCTAATGGCAGCTCCTCTACAAAGTCAAAGCATTAGCGCACCAGGCTTCTATGGCCTGAACACGCAAGACTCGCCCCTAGATTTATCTTCTGGCTTTGCTTTAACTGCTTCTAACTGCGTAATTGACCAATTTGGTCGTATTGGCGCACGCAAGGGATACACACTTGTTAATGCTTCATCAGGCAACCTAGGCTCTAACAATGTGGGTGTTATCCATGAGTTAGTCCAAACTGATGGCACTTTGACTGTTCTGTTTGCGGGAAACAACAAGTTATTCAAACTTGGTACTTCTAACGCAGTGACTGAGTTGACCTATGGTGGTGGGGGAACAGCCCCTACCATTACGGCAAGTAATTGGCAATGTGCATCTTTGAATGGCATCGCTTATTTCTTCCAAACGGGTCACGATCCACTCATCTTTGACCCCGCAGTAAGTACAACTACTTATCGCAGAGTGTCTGAGAAATCAGGTTATGTGGCTACTGTTCCTCAAGCAAACATTGCTATCTCAGCATTTGGTCGTTTGTGGGTGGCTAATACATCTACAGATAAGGTTACGATTACCTTCTCAGACCTGATTGCGGGTCATGTATGGGGTGGTGGTACATCAGGCACTTTAGATGTTTCTAGAGTATGGCCTAATGGTGCTGATGAGATCATGGGTCTAGCGGCTCACAATGATTTCTTTTTTATCTTTGGTAAACGTCAGATTCTTGTTTACTCAGGTGCTTCTACTCCCGCATCCTTGGTTCTAAGCGACACAGTAGGCTCTATTGGATGTATTGCTAGGGACACTATTCAGTCAATCGGTACTGATGTGATCTTTTTGTCGGATTCTGGTGTTCGTTCTCTGATGAGGACAATCCAAGAGAAGTCTGCACCACTTAGAGACTTATCTAAGAATGTTCGTTCCGATTTGATAAGTTCTTTAGCAGTAGAGACTCTGGCTAATCTAAAGTCTGTTTACTCAGAGAAGAATGCTTTTTACTTGTTGACTCTTCCAGTTACAGGTCAAGTCTTTTGTTTCGATACAAAGATGCAATTGCAAGATGGTGCTTTTAGAGTAACCAAGTGGGACTCTATTACGCCTACAGCTTTGTACTCACTACGCAATGGTGATTTGTATATTGGCAAACAAGGCTTTATTGGCAAGTATGGAAGTTTTTTAGATAACACTTCTACTTACCGATTGAGCTACTTCACCAACCATGCAGACCTTGGTAATGAGAATCAGATTTCTATTCTCAAACGAATCAAGGCCATCGTTATTGGCGGCTCTGACCAGTTTGTGACGATCAAGTGGGGCTTTGACTTTGCTGCCAACTATCTGTCAGGCAATGCTTTTATTCCTGAACAAGCAAACTATGAGTACGGCCTTGCTGAGTACGGAGTAGCAGAATACTCAGGTGGACTCTTAATTAAGACACTAGATGTAAATGCGTCTGGTGCGGGTAAAATTGTTCAAACAGGTTACGAAACCACTATCAACGGCACTCAACTGTCAATTCAGAAGATTGAAATTCAATCTAAGAACGGGAAAATATCATGAGTACTGTTCTTAATTTTGTTCAATCAACAAAGATTTGCAATAGTTGTAAAGAACCGAAACCATTTACATCATTTACAAAAAACAAAGCATCTCCTGATGGACTGCAATATAAATGTCGCCCATGTGATGTTGCTTATCAAGCAAAGCGTAGACTAGAAAATCCTGAGTTAAGGCTAGACTATCAAAGAAGTTATCAAAAAAATAGGCGTAAAGATTACACTTATCGATTGCAAATGCTTATCAATGCCTCAAAGCAACGAGCAAAAAATAAAGATAGAGAACACAACATTTCAGTAGAAGATATTAAAAATATATTTCCTGAAGATGGGTGTTGCCCAATATTTGGTATGAAACTAGAATTCAATAACGCAGGATTTAGAGAAAATAGTCCTAGTATTGACCGCATAGATTCAACAAAAGGTTACACACCAGATAACATTCAAATTATCTCTTGGAAAGCTAATCGCATAAAAGGTTATGCAACTCTGCAAGAATTAGAAATGTTACTAGCTTATCTGACACAAGGAGAATAATCTTGTCGAATTACACAAAATCCACTAATTTCGCCACTAAAGACAACCTCACGCCTGGTGATCCACTCAAGGTCGTCCGAGGTACAGAGATTGATACCGAGTTCAATAACATTGCTACTGCTGTTGCGACTAAGACAGATAACTCTGCTGCCGCAATTACTGGCGGTACGATTGATGGTGCAACTGTTGGCGCAACTACTCCCGCAACAGGTTCGTTCACAACCCTAGCGGCATCTGGCACAACAACTCTAGCGGGTGCGTTGGTTGGTGCGGTTACTCAAGCGGCATTTAACACTGTCTCAACTACCTTGAATCTTGGTGGTGCGGCTACTGCTGTGAACCTTGGTGCGGCTACAGGAACTGCCACAGTCAATAACACTACCTTAGCGGCTAAAGCAATCACTGCAAGCACGACTCTAGCGGTGACAGGCACATCCACCTTGACGGGTGCTGTAACGGCAACAGCGGGTGTTTCTGGCCCGATCACATCTTCTAGCGTGTCAATCACGGGTGGCTCAATTACGGGTATTACAGACTTAGCGGTAGCAGACGGAGGAACTGGTGCTTCTACAGCGGCTGGTGGTCTGAATAATCTTTTGCCTAGCCAAACAGGTAATGCAAGCAAATACCTTCAGACTGATGGAACTAATGCTTCTTGGGATGCGGTAAGCCTGTCTACTGCTGACATCACTGGAACTTTAGGTGTAGCAAATGGTGGTACGGGCGTAACGACAAGCACAGGAACAACCAATGTAGTGTTGTCAAACTCGCCAACGCTAGTAACACCTACTTTGGGTGTGGCAACTGCTACATCTTTACAGGGAATTATTGGCAATGTAACACCTGCGGCTGGTTCGTTTACTACTTTAGGTGCTTCTTCCACGGCTACGCTAAATACACTTGCATCAAGTGGAGCAACTCTAACGGGCGGCACAGTTAATGGAATGACTGTCGGGGCTACTACAGCTTCTACAGGCGCATTCACTACTCTGTCAGCATCTAGCACAGCTACACTATCTGGTTTAACTGCCTCAACTGCTCTAGCATTGGATGCTAGTAAGAACATAGTCTCAGTGACCAATACTGGAACTGGTAGCAACGTACTAGCTACATCACCTACTTTGGTAACTCCAGTTTTGGGTGTAGCTACAGGCACATCATTCCAAGGCATCATTGGTAATGTGACCCCTGCTGCGGCTAACTTTACAACCCTTGGTGCATCCTCTACAGCCACTCTGAACACACTTGCTTCTAGCGGTGCAACACTTACAGGTGGAACAATTAATGGAATGACTGTGGGTGCTACTACAGCTACTACTGGTGCTTTTACTTCTTTAACAGCATCTACAACTCTTGGAGTAACTGGTGTATCTACCTTAACTGGTGGTGCTCAAGTTACTGGTTCTATTTCTGGTTATGGTGGCGGTGAAGTTAGACTTGGCCCAACTACAAGTGCGGCAGCATCTGCAATCTCAACGCAAGCAACTGGCGCACCTACTTTAGATTTTGCTCATAGAGGAACAAGCAACACAGGCACTTTCAATTGGCTTAATGGCACAGGGGCTTCAAGCCTGTTAATGACCCTTACCTCAACAGGGTTGGGTATTGGTACAAGTTCGCCTGTTGCAAAAGTTCAAGGAACTCGAGATGGCGCACCAGCAAGTTCTGGTAATTTAGTTGCACCTATTCTTGCGTCTGCTAGTGATGGTGGTCAAGGTCTTGCAATTGGCGCAAGCACTGGTGATTACACATGGATTCAATCTGCGTTTACCAACAATGCTTCCGCTTCTGCCGCATCGCTTAGGTTTTACATGGGCGCAACAGAGCGAGTCAGAATTGATTCTGCTGGGACATTTAGAGTAAAAGGTGCGGGAACTGCGGGAAGTACGGATACAGTTCAGTTTAGTGGAACTGCACCAGCTTCATCATTGTTGCTAGACGCATCAGGCAATCTAGGAATAAACACTACGTCACCTGCTAGAAAAATTGATGTTGCTGGAACAACTTTGTCGGCAAATCAAATTAACGGATTGCGCTTAAATAATGTAGGTGTAACGGCAAATAATTACTTTGATGTTTTATTAGGAATTGATGGTGTTGGTAATCCTTACGGCTCTTTGCAAACTGGAAACCAAGCAAATTCTTATATAACATTTTTAACTGGTTCTGGCCCTACAGAACGCATGAGACTCCCTGCGGCTGGAGGCATTCAATCAGTCAATTCAATTTCAGTTGGAAACGCTACACCCACAACAAGCGGTGCTGGCATCACATTCCCCGCAACTCAATCAGCATCATCAGACGCTAATACGCTAGATGACTATGAGGAGGGGACTTGGACACCTGTAGTTGCTGACGCATCAAGCGGTGGTAATACGGGGACGTATACAAACGTTAAATCCATCTATACAAAAATAGGTAGGCAAGTTACTGTTAATGCTTATTTAAGTGCAATAGTAACTACAGGAATGACTGCGGGAAATACTCTCTTTATCAGAGGATTGCCATTTACAAGTGCTGATTTTTCTCAAGGTAATTTTTACACTTATCGTGTTGGAAGAAACGCATCTACTGTAAGTTCCTCTGTTGCTATAAGTAGTGGCGCAACTTATTTGCAATTTCAACTTTATACAACAAACAGCGCAACAACTGATTTATATGTTTTAGTATCAAATGTTGTTTCTGGCACATCTGAAATAATGATTAGTATTTCATACACAGTCTAATATTTAACATAGGAAAAATCATGTCCACATTCACAGAAGTCGTTTACATCTCTCAGTTTGACATTCAACCTAATGGTTGCATTGGTGTTCGCAAGACTACCGATGTTCTCAAGGATGGCGTTGTCATCTCGTCAACTTACTGGCGTACAACTCTAGTACCCAATGACCCACAAGCATCAACAGTATTGGATGAGGCTTATTACTTGAGCATTGCCACATACGCTTGGACTCAGACATCTCCACAACCTTACAACCCTACTGAGGCTTGAACATGACAAACTGGACTATCTCAACACTTGAGCGTGAAACCTCAAACGGCTTTGTAATCACTGCCCACTGGCAAGCCACAGCAGTAGATGGAGACTACACAGCCTCTATCTACTCTACTTGTTCTTGGGCTGATGGCACACCAACGATTCCCTATGACCAACTGACACAAGAAACTGTGCTTGGTTGGGTGTGGGCTAATGGTGTTGATAAACAAGCCACAGAAGATGCTCTGACGGCTAATATTGCTTTGCAGAAGAATCCTGTTACTGCTACTGGCGTGCCTTGGAGTGCAACATGAATCTGAATTTAGACGCAAACGAAGTGCAATTTATCTTGAACGTGCTGGGTGAGATGCCCGCCAAATCAGGCGTATGGCCTCTGATTCTTAAAATAAAAGAACAGGCTGAAGCGCAAGTTCCTAAAGAAGCGGAGTAAACATCATGGCCGTAACCAGTCAACAAATTATAGATTTCTTGCTTGCTAATCCAGGCATGAGTGACGCTCAGATCGTTGCGGCTATGGAGCAATATGGAGTGTCTCCTGCTCAGATGGCTACGGCTGTTGGTTTACCAGAGGGTGAGGTTGCGGCTCGTGCTGCGGCTGTTATTCCTAATGGACAGACTATTACCCTTGGAGATACCGTTGTTCAACCTGTTTACCAAGTAACTGGATCAGGCGAAGATCAGCAAGTTGGTGGTATTGAGAATGTTATTACCTACAAAGCCACTGATAACAAGGCAGGTGGATCGTATACCCAATACACACCTACTGGTGAAGTAGAGCAAACTGGCACTCAACAAGAAGTTAAAAGCGGTCTAAAAGAGTTTGCAATAGGTGCGGGTCTACTGTTTGGTTTGCCAACCATATTAAATGCAGGTGCGGCTGGTGCTCCTGCGATAGGAAATGGTGCTTTCTTAGGTGAGGGCGTTGCTTCAGGCATTCCAGCCTTTGATGCGGCTTTAGCTAATGCTACTGTTGGCTCTACTGGTTTAACAGCGGCTCAAATTGCCCAATTAACTGCTCAAGATCTAGCTATTGGTGCGGGTACTCCTAGTGCGGCAAGTACAGCGGGTTTACTAACTCCTGCTGTAACAAGTGCGGTAGCTCCTGCTGTTGCAGGAATGGGTACAGGTACAGGAATTACAGCAGCTGGCACTACTGGTCTTGGCGGTTCATCAGGGTTAGCAAGTCTTGGTGGCGCACCAGGTGCAGGAGTTACTTTGGGAACTGCGGGTCTGGGTGCTTTAGGTACAGGTGCAGGACTTGGAACTTCAGCACTAACAACTGGCGGTTTATTGGGTGCTAACACTTTACTTGGTGGTGCTGGCCTTGGTACAACATTGTCGGGTCTTGGTGCGGGTGCTTCACTTTTAGGTACGGCAGCAACTGGTTTGGGTGTAAACAATCTTGCTAATCTGCTTTCTGGCGGACTAGGCACTGCGGGTAGTTTGCTTCAGATGCAACAGTCCAAGGAAGCGGCTCTTGCGGCTCAACAGAGGATTGATGCTGAGACTGCTGCGGCTAAAACTGCGGCTCAGTTTAGACCCATTGGCATGACCACAAGGTTTGGCACTTCACAGTTTGCAGTCGATCCAGTAACAGGTCAACTGACAAGCGCAGGATACACACTAAGTCCTGAAGCTAAGAATGCTCAAGATCGTTTGGTTAAGTTGGCTGAGTCTGGTTTAGTACAAGCTGAAGGCGCACAAGCACAGTTTGCTCCTCTGCAAACAGGCGCACAGAGTTTGTTTAATCTTGGAAATAAATATTTAGCTAAATCTCCAGAAGATGTTGCTAAAGATTATCTTGCTTCACAAATGGCTTTGTTGCAACCTGGTCGTGAGCTAGAGTTAGCTAATCTGCAAAACAAATTAACACAACAAGGTCGTGGTGGTCTTTCTGTTGCTCAAGGTGGTACTTATGGTGCTACTACTCCTGAACTACAGGCTTTGTACAACGCTCGTGCTAGACAAGAGGCTGAGTTAGCGGCTAATGCTCAACAATTGGGTCAGAGAGATGTTTTGTTTGGTTCAAGTCTTTTGGGTCAAGGCGCACAAACTATGGGCAACTACTATGGCGGCCAACAAGCCTCTTACACTCCTTTTACGACTGCTTTTGGTCAGGTTCAAGGTTTGGAGCAATTGGCACAACAACCATTGCAAATGGGTTCTACTCTTGGTCAACAAGCATCTGCTGCGGGTGCAAGAATGGGTGAATTGGGCTTGAGGGGTGCGGGTCAAAGTGTTGCTTTGGCTACTGGTGCTGATGCAACTAGAAGCCTTGGTGCTCAAAGTTTAATAGCAGCAGGTAATCCTAATGCTATGTTTGGTCAATCACTTGGTAATGTGTTTGGCGGTCTATTTTCGTAAGGAATTATCATGGCAGAAAGAAATATCGTAGCGGGTTTGTTTGGCATGACTCCTGAAATGTATCAGAGCCAACAGTACCAACAAGACCTAAAAAAAGGCTATGAGTTAGCACAACTAACACCTGGTGCTGCGGCACAAGCTAGTTTAATGGCAAGTGTTGGTCAACTAGGTCGTGGTTTTGCGGGTGCTCTTGGCATAGAAGACCCCCAAATGAAGAAAATGTCTCAGCGTAATCAATTACTGCAACAGCTTGACTTAAATGATCCAGAATCTTTTGTTTCCCTAGCCAAACAAGCCGCAAGTCTTGGAGATGGTGAGTTTGCGGTAGGGTTGATTGAAAAAGCTAAATCATTAGCTGAATCGCAGTCAAAAATTGCACTTAACCAAGCACAAACTCTTAAAGCATTACAACCAGAAAAACTTACTGGTGATGAACGTTATATTCAGGCATTAAGAATTGTTGAAACTAAGTTGCAGAAAGGTGAGAAACCTACTCTTACAGAATTGGCTAATGCTAATATTTCAGGACAGATGTTGTCAAAGCCTCGCAGTTATCTTGACCAAGCAAGCGGTCAGATGATTACTCAAGCCGCCACCGACCCATCCAAAGCGTTCCCATTGGCATATAAAGAAATGGGTGCTACTACTGAAGGTGGGGCGACTACTGTTCCTAAGCCAACAGTTCAACAAGCAACAGCGGGAAATATACCTGCTGGTTCACAAAAAGAGATTGGCGAAATTGCAGCAAGTTTAACGAAGCTAGAAAATTCTGCCCCTGAATTAGATTCATTCTTAAAATCTTTAATTAACAAGGAAGTTGTATACGACGCTACTTCTAACACATTAGACATACTAGGTGCGACAGTACTTCCAGCTTTGGGACTTAAAGAACAAGGCTCTCAGGTAAAGAAAGATGAAATTAAACGTGCTTTGACAGAAAGGGTTAATACTCTTCTATTAATGGCAAAAGGCACTCAAACAGAGGGTGATGCTGAACGTGCAAAAGATCAAATTGCAAGTACAACAACATTCCTAAGTCAAGCTAGGATGATTGGAGCAATTGAAGGACTCCAAAGAACAGAGAAAAAACTTGAGAAAGAACTTCTAGCAAAAAGGAGTTCTTTGCAATCGCAAGGCAGACCAGAAGCACCAAAGTCGCCTGAATCTCAAGAGCAGCAAAGACAGCCAGAAGAGCCTTCTGCTAAACCTGCTGAAACTAAGCCAAGTCCAAAACCTGTTACTGCAACTGGCAAAATGACTAAAGAGCAAATGATAAATAGTACTATTGAGTATCAAAAAGAAAAATTTAATAGAATTATTACTCGATCACAAGCCGAACAAGCCTTGCGTAATGCTGGCAAACTTTAAGGGGCTAAGTCATGGGATTGTTTGACCAGTGGAAGAATAAGACTGATGCAGATAAACTGCAACAGAAGTACCTGACTGACTTTGAAAAAGGTAAAGTTAACAAAGCTAATGAACTTGCTGAAGGAATCATGCAATCGGTGCTTGAACTCGGCACTATGACTGGTTTAACAAAACAGCAAACACTTGATAAATTTAACGCACAACTTGCCAAACAACCAGATAGATTGTCTTATGATAATAAAGTAATTGGTGCGGCAGGTGAGATTGTTGGCGAACTAATCATTGCTGCTCCCGCCTCTACTTTAGGTTGGTTTGGTGCGGGTGGAAAAGTTGCTCAAATATTGAAGCAAGGTTTGTTTGGCGGTCTTTGGGAAGGGATTACAAAACCAGTTAAAGAGGGCGAAAGTCGCCAAGAAGCGGCTTTAAAAGGTGGTTTGATGAGTGGTGGCGCAACTGCTGTTGTTGGTGCTATTAGTCGCCCAATAGAAAAGGTAACTAATTTTGATTTTAAGAGCAACATTCAAGCAGTAAAAAATGCTTCTGCTTCTCTTGGAATTAGTCCAAAACTACTTGGTGATTTTACTGGTGATGATGCTACTCGTGCGGCTGAAGCAATGAATAGATTAAGGGCTGGTGGCGTTGCAGATCGTCTAAAACAAAATGCCAAAGAACTTCAAAAAGCTGGTGGTACTGTAGAAAAAGCAATCACTGGTGGCGTTGAATATTCTGGTAAAGCGGGTGAGAATATTGCTAAAGCTGTTGCAACAAACTATACAAGTGCCACAAAAGAAGGCAATCGTTTATATTCAAAATTAGATACTTTAGCTACTCAGAACGAACTCTCAAAAATTCGACCAACTGAGACTGAAACCGCTGTTAATAATGTTATTTCAGAGTATGGCGATTTATTTAAAGTTCTTGAACGACCTAGTTTGGAAGCTAAATTATCATCTTTTGGCTCAAAACTTGGCAAAGAAGAAGTTAAACAAGAGGCTGGATTGATTGTTAGCGAAAGTGGAAGGCCATTTATTCCAGAGATTAAAGGCCCGACAGACTTTACTTTTAATGACATCCGCAAAGCAAGAGAAGGTTTAACTGATGCCTTGCAAGTTGCAAAAGCACAGAATAAATTTGGTGCTAAAGAGACAACTCGTTTAAACGAAGTCTTAGATGCAATGGATCGGGATATTGAAAATTGGGGTCAGTCTTTGACTCAAAATCAAGCTGTTTCTGATGCGTTTTCAACTGCTAGATCATATTGGAGAGGAAATGTAATTCCTTTGCGTGATGCTGATTTAGCAATGACCATGATTAAAGACCCCAATTCCGGTGAACTTAAAACTGATATTTCTAAATTGGTAAATAGAATTGTTTCTGCTGAATCTACAGGGCAAGAAGGTGCAAAGAGAGCATCAATGATGATTGCTAAAGTTCTGCCAGCAGATATTAAACAAGATGTTGCTGCGGCTACCTTTGATACTGCTCGAAAAGAAGCAACCGATGTTGGTACTGGCGCATTTGATCCAATTAAGTTTTCCACATTCTTGCAATCAAGAAAAACAAACTTGCAACCATTTGTTGACGAAAACCTTGATACCTTGTTAAACAAATATAGCTTCTTAACAAGCTCTATGACCCGTCAAGCGGCTGGTTCTGGACTAGATGAGGCTATGACACAAGGTCTGCGTGTTGGTGTTGGTGCGGCTGTAGGTGGTGCGCCAGGTGCGGCTATTGCGGCAGTTCCTGTCAATAGGGCTATAGAGGCTCTTTCTCGTTCAGTATTTGATACAAAAGCGGGTCGTGCAATGATGTTGTCAGCTACATCACTTGATGATTTGCGTCCTTTGGTTACTGGTGGTGTTGTTTCTGTTCCGACAGAGCAAACTGTGCAAGAACCTACTGAAATGCCTTTTGATATTGAATTGCCACCAGAAATTTCAGCCATGCCTTCTGAGCAAAACATTGAATTGCCACCTGAATTAATTGCTCAACCTCCTCAACCAACAACAACCATTGACCAACAACGTCAAGCAATTTTTAATGCTGAATTAAAAACTGAAATGGGCAGATCAATGGCGGCACAAGAGAAGGGCGATGAAGAAGGAACTAATCGTGCCGTTCGTAGCTTAAATTCTTTATTGATGGAGGCGGCAAGAGCAAAAATACCGCTTTCTTACTAAGAATGAGAGACTATGCCGAAGCTCTTATCGCTGCGGTATGTATTAGTATTTTTGTCATTTTTTGTAGCTATATTATTGTTTGGTGTTTTCCGTGATCGTCTAAAGGCGGCAACCATAGAGTACCGATGTATTAAATGGACTTGGGTTGGAGATGTATATAACCGAAGGGTTATCTGTCTCAAATGGGAGAAGGTGAAATGATTGATCCACTAACGGCACTAGCGGGTATTCAGCAAGCTATTTCGATGGTTAAGAAGGCGAGTAAGGTCGCCAATGATTTAGGTTCTCTTGCCCCGATGATTGGCAAGATGTTCGATGCCAAGAGTACCGCTACTAAAGCATTGATTGAGGCTAAGAAGGGCAAAGGTTCCAATATGGGAACTGCTCTCCAGATTGAGATGGCTTTGGAGCAAGCTAGAGCGTTTGAGGAAGAGCTAAAGATGCTCTTTATGACGACAGGTAAGGTTGACGTTTGGAACAAGATTAAAGCTCGTCAAGACCAGATGGACATAGACGATGCAAGAGAACTTAGGTCGTTAGAGAAAGCAGAAAAGAAGGCTAAACAAAAAGAGCAAGAGATGAACGAGTTAGCCATGATTATTGGTGGCTCATTCTTTGTTTTGTTCTTGGTTTTTGTCGGTATTTATGAACTCATGGAGTTTTGTGAAACCACTAAAAGGTGTGGTCGGTGAATGAGTACCAGAAGACCTTTGATCTATGCCTCAAGATATTCGTTTACGGGTGTGTGGCGTTATGGTTTCTTGGCTTCTTAAAGTTCTTGCCTGACGATTTGTCGGACAGGATTGTTAATCTTCTACTTGGAAGGGTTGGGTTAGGGAAATGAAAATTACCACTTACCAACAGAATGCTCAAATGTTGTCAGAGGCTCACAGGATGATCCACCAACAGAATATGAAGCGTTTGGCAGAGCTAACCAGACAAGCTGAACAACAACAGAGAGTTCAAGAGATTAAGACTCAATGGGCTAAGTCTGTAGACATCAAAGCATGAGATACCTACTGCTTCTTTTACTGTTAACTGGCTGTGACGAAAAGTACCGCTATTTTTGTCAGAACCCAGATAACTTTCATGCCGAGCCTTGTCAAAAACCTAGATGCCAATTCACTCAGACTTGCCCTGAATACTTAGTAGCACCAATCTTGGAGAAAAAAGTTGACGAAGTTAAACCTAACAACTGAAGAGATAGAGGTAAGGATTTGGGGGTTTGTCGTGATTGCAGTCACACTTATTCTTATGTTTATTGTTGCTGCTTTGCTCTACTCTGTGACCTTTGTTACTCAGCCTATCAAAAGTATGGCCCCGATTGACCAAGCCTATACCAAGATGCTGAACGACATTGTTCTGCTAATCGTGGGCGGTATTGGTGGCGTTATTGGCAAACGGGCTATGTCTAGTGCTTCTAGGGCGTTTAATCCCCCAACGCAACCAATGTGTCAACCAATGGGTTATGGAGGCTCTCAGGGTGGTTTTAACTCGTCCTATCCGCAATCTGCGTATGGTTTGCCTTCTCAACCTTTTGGTGCTATGCCTGTTTGGAAGAATCCAGAGTTGGATGAATCTTGGACACCTGGCCCTCCTCCCACTACCCCTCCTGACCATTTAGAAGATGACCAAGAGCGTGAAGAATTAGCACAAGCTAGAAAAGAGGCTGAATAATGTTCGGAATACCACTGCCTTATCTATTGTTAGGCTTATCAATTGCCCTTTTTGGTACATATCGAGGTGGATACCATTACGGATGGGCAGATCGAGACCATGACATGAAGATGGCCATTGCCAAAAAGAATGATGAAGCTCGTCTAATCGAGCAAAACATGGGTGAGAAACTTAATCAACAATCTCTAAAACTACAGGAAGCTAATAATGCTATCAATCAAAAGACTTCTGCCCTTGCTGTTGCCAATCGTGCTGGCAAGTTGCGCCTCTGCCCCACCAGTAACGTACAAGCCCCCACAAATACCGCCTCTGCCCCCACAAATACAGAAGCAACCCGTGAACCTGACAGACAGGTTAATGAACCTTCTGATGCCGAAAGAGCAACCATCGAAGCCATCGCAGAAATAGTTGCCCAAGGGGATAAGAATACTGCCGCATTGAATGCATGTGTGGACGCATATGAGAATGTAAGGAATCTGCTAAATGATAAGTCTTGAGCAACTTAAACAACTTCACATTGGTGCTGAGTGGCTAGATGGTCTAAATGCTACTTTTGAGCGTTTTGACATTATGAATCCACTTAGAAAAGCGGCTTTCATTGGTCAATGTGGGCATGAAAGCGGTAACTTTAAGATGCTTACCGAAAACCTGAACTATCGTGCAGAGGCTTTACAGAAACTATGGCCTAAAAGGTTTGATGCTGCCAAGGCTCAGGCGTGTGCTAGGAATCCAAAGCTCATCGCCACAGTCGTTTACTCGAATCGTATGGGCAACAGGGATGAGGCTTCTGGGGATGCCTGGCGTTTTATTGGCAGAGGATGTATCCAGCTAACTGGCTCGGCTAATTATTTCCATGCAGGGAAGGCTCTAGGGGTTGATCTCATTATGAACCCCGAGTTAGTGGCTACTCCAATGTATGCTGCCCTCACAGCGGGATGGTTCTGGGATACGCATAAGCTAAACCAATACGCTGATTCTCGTGACTACAGAACCATGACCAAAAAGATAAATGGCGGCTTTATTGGTCTTGATGACAGAATTAAACACATTAACCATGCAATAGAAGTTCTGACCTAAGAAATCCTAGCAGGGCAATCTCTACCTTGATTGCAGTTGTTTAAACAGGGTGGACACCTTTTCATATCTCTCACAAAGGCAGCGAAACTCTGTGCTGTGTCACCAAAGGCTTTCATCTTGTCGAACTCCTTGGCAACCTCTTCAAGCACTTCGTTTCGGTCTGGTCTATCAATGAAATCATGGTCATTGAGCCATGTCCTGATGATTCCCATTTATCTTACCCTCCTCAAAGGTACTTCTACCCTCTCTGGAGGTGGTGGTGGGGTCATACTCTCTGAGGGAGGAATCCAACCATGCTTTCTCCACAGAGTTTGAACGTCTGATCCTGATTCCCATTTAAAGTCTTTCATGGGGGTAGATGGATAACTAATCTTGGAATGTGGTGGTTTTTCTAGCATCAATGTCTCTCCGTTGTATAGCTGTGATAGATGTAGCCGAACTCTATTTTGCCGACCAGGGACTCAGGTATCCAACTTCTATGCCCATCCTTGTATTGCCTGAAGTGTCCCCGTCTTTTGTGTTGTCTAGGGCTATTGCGACCATTCCCAGTAGCCACAATGTCGTGTGTCGCTGGTTTGGCAGTAACGTCAATAACCTTCCACTCAAACAATGGCTGCTTGTTTCTGCGGATACGCTTACTGTTGGATGCTGATGGCAATGCTTTGTAAACACGGGTTCTCTCGTGCATATCCATTGCTTTACGCATATATTCCGCATACTGATAGTTCATCGCTAAAGACCAATGCAAGAAGATTTCTCTATTTGGATTGTCTGTTTTTAGCTTGTAATCTTTCCCAAACATTTTAGCAATGTACTCTTCTGGAGAGCCTAAAATCTCATTAAGTTTTATGAACTCCTCCTTACCATTACTCATAATCGAAACAATATCGCCAATTTCCGATCTAATAGTGCCAATCACAGCGTCTTTTGTTCGGTCAATAGTGGTTGCAACTATTACGTCATTTTCTTTATAAACAATTCCCATGCTTTCAAATGGCAACATTAAATCTGATGGGTCTGAATGAAACAAATCGTTTAAATTGTTCATTACCTTGTTATAGGTAGCATTATTCATAATGTCAAATTTACCAAGGTCGACCCATGTGTAGTCCATTGGGTCGCCTTCGGTGTAGACATGCTTAACGGCTTGCATTATGTTGGGCGTCATTTTGTAGCCCTCATAATCCTCTGATTTCTGCCAAACTTGCCACGTTTGACGCCCGAAACTTCAATAAATCCTTTGTCTAACAAAGCACGATACCTTGCCGTTATTGAGGAATATGGGTAGTTGGGATACATCGCTAGTATCTCGTCTGATATACACCCCTCTGGATGGCTCTTAATGGCCTCGTAGACCATTTGTTCTAGCTTGGTAGTATCTACTGCTTGAGCCGCCTGATGGCTCGTTGTAGGGTCTTCTTTTCTAACCAGTTTAAACGCTTCAGTGCCAAAGAATCTATTGACTGTCTCATTCATGTTATCAAAAAATGTGCTCATTATTAACTCCTATTAATTAAAAAGTTATGTATCTTCTCTTTGTAGAGTAAGAAATCTCTCATTTGTGCCTTCCACTAAAAACCCTTCAACGCCACAAGAAAGACAATGAAATGTTCCCTTGCAGTGGTCAGCCAAGAGGCTCTCAGAAATCTCTTTGTGCCAAGGGCATTGGGCAGTCGAACGCACAACACGCTTATGGTGCGAAGCGGGTTCTATAAACAACTCCCCCTTGCCTTTGTTTGGGCCGTAAAAGTTATCTTTAATCGCCACAACTGTAATATCCATTTTTAACTCCTATTGGGTGGGGCTACGACTGCTCGTCTACAAGCTTTCAAAAAGTATAAAACAGCTTTCACCCCGATTAAAGTTTACTTTTTTTTAGTTGTTTTTACAACTACGACTGTTGGCACCTCTTCCAAAGTAACATTGATCTCTTGTGCCCTGTAAAAAACAACATCTGTTAAACAATGAGATTCATGGTCTACATCATTTAAATCTTCAAGTGCAAGATATGGTGACTTTCCATGTCCTACATAAGAATTTGGACTGATAGCAAAATACATTTGTTTCTCCTAGAAGGGCAGGTCTTCGTCTTCAAAACTAGCCTTTTTAGGGGCTTGTTTGGGCTGATACTCTTCTTTAGGAGATACCGCTAACCCCATGAATTTGCCTGACTTTCCTTCCTTGACCCATGCTGATAGCCAGTAATCCTTGCCATCAACAGTAATATTCCCTTTGTAATGGGGATGCTTATCAGTTTCTTTCTTATCATTGGCAAACAAAACGCCACTATTGTTTCTTTGCTCTGGTCGATTATTTTCCATTACATTTCCTTTGCTTTCTTTAACGCTGAACGCACTTTACTAGGTAGGAGTGTCCACAATGCTATTTTCTGTTCAGAATCTAGGTTCTCTCCTTCCAACTTATCCCAAGCTGCCTTGGGGTCACCTTGCTCACACATAGCAATTAGTTCTATTGCCATCTCTTGCAAGTACTGTAGTTCCTCTGGAGGAATGTTATCTTGTGCGCCTTGAGTAGGTGTAATCACTACTGATCTGCCCTCTTCGGGCAAGTCTTCACCTGCAAAAATGTATAGCCCGAGTCCATGTAGTGCCAGGGCTTTGGTCATACAACGCATGATGGCAGTGTTTACCGCAAACGCATCTGGAGTTGGGATGGCCTTGTTTCTGTAGTCCATCACAGGCAATTGACAAGTCATTGGTTTGCCAAACATGGTAGCGGTAACAAACACCATTGCCGTACCATTTATGTCCATGAAACACTTGTCGCCAAACATCTCTACTTTGTAGGTAGCGGTAGGATCAGCTTTGAGGGCTTCTGCCCATGCCCAAGCCCATGACAGGTAGGTCAGGTTGTTTTTCTTCTCTGTATGAGAATTGACATCTTTTTTCAGTAACGCTTCTATTGACATATTAACTCCTTTGATTTTCATTTAACTCTTGTTGAATAATATCTTTTTGTTGTTCAAGATATAAATCCTTGAACTCGATAAAGTCTGCTTCTTGGCAGCAAACTATTTTATCCCCTTTGATTGTCAAGCAATAAGGGCAGTAGTGTATGTCTGAGAACTCTGACACATAGGTTTGGAATAGGCTTTTCAATGGAAACTTTCATAAGCCATTGTCCACAGAACATCACCCGCCAGATCGGTAAGTTTGTTCAACTCATCTTCTGTCAATGGTGTTCCATCTTCATAGCATCCACCTGAAAAGTAGGCATCAGAGAAGTCTGGAAAGTCTCTGCTATCTACTCCATCTACTTCTAGGTCTACAACCTTTTTTCCATTAAGAATCGGCATATTTACTCCTGTTAAACGTGGGTTACTGTTTGCCCACACCCATAATGTGCCACACCTTTTTAGCCTTTTATATAGGGATAAACCCCTATTGTTTTGCATAAAAACAACAGTAGGATTCTGACCATGAACATCGAAAAAATTGAACTCCAATGTGCTGAAACCTTGCTTGCTTATGCAGAGACAATGGCTGACGCTTATACCAACTTACCAGAGGACACAGAGGCTACTTTGACCGCTTTAATTGGCAGAACACTAGAACTACACCTGAACCGCAAAATCAATCTGGAGAACCTTTACAAATGACCCAAGAAGCAGTTATCAGAGCATTGCAAAATGGCCCACTTACTTCCTACCAAATAGAGGATTTAACAGGCATACCAAGACTATCCATTGCAGCTTGTTGCACAAAGATGAGTTACAAGAAGAAACTAAAAATTGGGAAAATTAAGATGGGTCGGTCATGGGTTTCTCAGTACACCCTAGCACCACACATGATTGAAGTTAAAAAGGTAGAAGAGCCTCGTGATCTGCTAAACCCCTTTGACATCAGAAACGCAGTTGGTATCTTTACCAAGGCTGAGTACGCTGTAATGAACGCCCAAGCCAGAAGATTACTAAATGGTAATCAAGATTACAAAAATGCAATAACCAATAATCAGTTCATTTGATACAATGTTTTGAAACACGGCTAGATGCGAAGTCATGAGCGCATTGAAAAGGGTTCCCACTTTCTCCTCTGCCGAGGTTTCTTTTGCTTTTAAGTGGCTTTTAAAGTGGAAAAAATTATGCTTTTACAGCCAAAAAATTGGGCTATCTTTCAGCACTACAAAGATCGTTGCCCCCCTTGGATAAAACTTCATCGTGACCTGTTAAACGATAGGTCTTATATGCGCTTGCCTATTGCTAGCAAAGCGATAGCACCAATGCTTTGGTTGCTTGCAAGTGAGTCAAAAGATGGTGTTTTTGATGGCTCACTAGATGAGCTAGTCTTTCGATTGCATATCACGCCAAAAGAATATCAAGATGGAGTTAAGCCGTTGATTGATAACGACTTTTTCATACTTGTTAGCGGAGTGCTAGCAGAACGCAAGCAAGTTGCTATCCCAGAGACAGAGACAGAGACAGAGGGAGAGACAGAGACAAAGAAGAAAGCAACTAGCGTTGCACCACCTATCGGTGTTTCTGATTCTGTTTGGCAAGAATTCAAAACATTAAGGAAAGCCAAAAGAGCACCGATAACCCAAAGAGCTATTGATGCAATTTCAAGCGAAGCGCAAAAGATTGGTTGGACACTTGAGAAAGCATTGGAAGAATGTGTTGTTCGTGGTTGGCAAGCATTCAAAGCAGATTGGGTTGTCAAACCAAACCCCGCAGACATTGTGAGGCTCACAGTTCCATCAAAGAATGAGCCTGATGCCGCTTTGGAAAAGATCAAAGCTGATGACCTCAAAGCCGCACCTATTCCGCTAGAAGTTTTAGCAAAGATGGCTCAGTTGAGGAAAAGCGCATGAAAGTGTTGCCAATAAACAACTTTGAAGTTGAGCCTTGGTTGCTTGAAAAACACTATGCCAAGCGGATGCCACAAATAATGTTTGCGTTTGGGCTTTACAAAGATGACATTCTGGTTGGCGTAGTAACTTATGGGATTCCCGCCTCGCCACCACTTTGCATGGGAATCTGTGGCAAAGAATACTCAGACAAAGTTTTAGAACTAAACCGAGTCTGTTTGTTGGACAACCACAAAAACGAAGCATCATTCCTTGTTGCGAACTCAATCAAACTATTGCCAAAACCAATGATTGTGGTTTCGTTTGCCGACACAAGCAAAGGTCATGTCGGGTACGTTTATCAAGCCACCAATTTCCTTTATACGGGTTTATCAGCAAACAGAATTGATTGGACAATTAAAGGACAAGAGCATAAACACGCCAAAACCATTGGCGATGGTTTGACCTTGGCAGAGATAAAAGAGCTTCATGGTGATGATTTTTACTATGTCGAACGATCTAGGAAGCATCGTTACATCATCTTTCACGGGTCAAAGACTGATAAAAAAGTCATGCGATCTAAGCTGAAATACGAAGTTATGCCGTATCCCAAAGGCGACTCACAGAGATATGACTCTGGAACAACTGTAAAAACCCAACAACTTTTATTTGTATGAACTATTTTGAAGCTATGAGACTGTTGGACAGAGTTAAGGAAGGCGTACCATATCCCGTACGTCTTATCAATATTGCATTGGAGTTAACTGGTGACTTGGAGTAGAAGAAGCATTCAAGGCGATAGAGTAATCCTAGAGCAAGCCGAGGCTAGAGAGCTGTATCGTAATTGGGAATCAAGCCGTAATTCTGACCTGATTAGAGCAAGACTTGAAAGGGCAGAGCGAATCTATGGAACTGGTGCTAGAGATCGAATTCGAGCTTACATGGCACAAATGAGAGATGGGACACTTTTATGAGATATGCCGCAAGGGTAGATGCCAATCAAGACCAAATAGTGAGTGCCTTGCGATCTGCGGGTGCTTACGTTTGGATTATTGGTTTGCCAGTTGACCTATTGGTAGGGTATAAAAACCACACCTTTTTGGTAGAGATCAAAACAGACCATAAAAAGAAGTTTACCAAGCTACAAACAGACTTTTTTGAGAACTGGTCGGGAAGTACCTTGTGCAGAATTGACAACCCTGAAGCCGCGTTGCGAATGATTCAGACATTAGGGTAAATCCCTATGGTATTGCACAAACAATTAGGTAAGATTTAATTTTAAACAGGAGTTAATGATGAACACATGGGAATTTGACACAACAGTAGGTGCGGGTAGCGAAGTGGTGACAGTAGTTTATGAGTATGAATCAGACGAAGACTCAACCTATAACGAGTCCATTCGGGAAGTTTGGTTTGAGGGTCGCAATGTCATAGGGCTATTCTCTGACGAACAGTTTAAAGAGATGGAGTGCGAAGCAGCAATGCGTTTTCAGCACCACAAACTCAACTACAAGACTAAGGATGTATGACAAAAAAACGTATTACTGCAACTGATGTTGCGGAAAGTATTGGTTATACAAAAAGAGGCCGGTTTTATTATTCTGCTTTTTATGTAGATTTATGGGGTGATAGTGGAGTAATGAAATTTGGATTCCCTGTTTATATAACCGATGGTGAATACGCATATCCTGACAAGATGACAGCAAAAGAAGTGGTTTTACTCTATAAGGAATATCTAAAAAATAAGATGGAGGATGTATGAACGAACCCACCAAGGCCATCCAATACCTGATTGACACTGCGCCACTTTATGCCAAAGCGAAGTCTGACAGGATGTTTTTAGAGGAATTCAGAAAATCACGCAAGGCTCAACTGGCGAGTCAAGCGGGGACAGAAGTTCTTGGAAAACAAGAAACCTTTGCCTACGCCCACCCTGAATACATCGAAATACTTGAGGGAATCAGGGAAGCCGTGGAGAAGGAAGAGCGTTTTAGATGGCTAATGACTGCGGCACAAGCCCGCATTGAGGTGTGGCGAACAGAGCAATACTCAGCCCGTATCGAGCAAAAAGCCACCCAATGAACAACAAACTAAACGCAAAGGAAAGGCTACACCTAGCAAGGGTCAAGTCTTTGCCGTGTTCAGTCTGTGAAGCATCGCCACCTAGCGAAGCCCACCATTACAAACAAGGTCTGCAATACACTTGCATCGCTTTGTGTGTAGATTGCCATAGAAATCCTTTGCTTGGATGGCATGGGCAAAAACGGGCGTGGTCGATTGCTAAAATGGATCAGATAGATGCGTTGAGCGAAACCATTCGCAGATTGTGCGAGGAAATGCCCACCAAAGGCTCTAATAGCCCTTTCTAGGCGTTTTTAAGGGCTTGCCCATCCCAACCTACGCCAGACAAGAAAAAACCCTCCTGAGAGGGTCTGAGGGTTTAGCGTTTCCCGCCAAGTATTCGCAGAATTAGAGCGATGCAAGCATAAATCATAGATCGTTTAAACACGCTGTGTGTATGTAGGTGTTCAAAATCTCAGCTTCTGGGTGATACTTTTTAAGTTCTGCCACCGCATCCTCTAAAGATTCTGCGCTTGTTTCGTCATATTCAGCGTGAACACAATCAGGATATGGGTAAAACTCAATGAGATAAGTTCTAAAAGTCATAATTTAATCCTTTTCGTTTTCGTAGGCTTTAATCATCAATTCATCTTCAATGTATTGTCGAAAAATTTGATAGATGGTGTCTTCAGCTTCACCGCTGAAAAAATAGGCGGCATTATCTCCAGTCTTAACCCCTAAAGCGTCTTGAATGTGTCGGCAAGCCTCATGCAAAGCATTTTCTGCAATTTCTTGTATATCTTGTTTGGTCATGATTGAATCCTAAGTTGTTTAAACGCTCTGCACTTGGCAAAGTCTGACAAATGAAACTCGTGCAATATTTGGTCTGGATTTTTCTCTGACCAATAATAAAACCCTCGTTTGGCTCGTTTCTTGTGCGTAAATTGCAAATGGTCAAGATCACAGATTCGCTCATCAAATGATCGGGCTTTGAACCCGCTTGGGGGTTTTCTCATTCTGTCACCTCTATATCAAATGGGATTGAATTATCAATAAAGATTTGTCGGCTGTCGTAAGGAAGCGCAAAGATAATGCCGAATTGACGATTGACAAATGCTTGAACCTTTATGGGTAGTTTTGGCAATTCTATTTCTGAGCCATCCCTTGCATCGGTCACAATTACCTTTTGCCCATCGGGTAAGGTCACATATTGAACTGAAGCGATTGAACCGTGAGTGATTGTGTATTTGTTCATACTGAAACCGCCTCATTCAATGCGTTTAAACACTCTGATAGTCGAATAGATTTGCGGTAGGTCTTGATGACTTCATGTTTAATTTGTTCACTGTAATAAGTCTCAGGGTTAAAAGACTCAAACCAAGCGTAAAAGGTTTTCTGCGCTTTGATCGAAGTGTTTTCTAGTTCCTCTAGGCTTGGGCGGTAAACAGTTTGTCCATTGATGTCAAAGAGAACAGTTCTAAATCCACGTTTCCCGTTATAACTTTCTCTCCCCACCGATTCAGTTATAAGAAAAAACATTCCAAAGGTCGAAGGTTGAGCCGATGTAATGCGACTATTAAAGTAACGCAAGGTCGAATCGTCAACGTAATGGGTGCGCCCTGATAACATGGATTGGGCGTTGGCTTTGGCAGTGTTTAGACACTTTGAATGATATTGATTTTGATCGAAGGCTTGGCAAATAGTTTGCGCTAATAGATTGTTCACGATTGACACCTTTTAAATGATGCGACATTGCACCGAATAGACCCAACCCGTGAGCCTACCCGTTGAAATTTCACTTTACCAAGATGTCGAAATAAGCCATCAAACCCCAACAGAGGGCAAGCCCCAAGGCGATAGCCGTCAAGTAGTCCAAGATCGTGTTTTTCATGGTGATACCTTATAAACGTCAATCATCGTATCTGGGTGAACCCATCTCTGTTTGGAGTCGGGCGCATTTTTATGGCACAAATAGACTGTGTTTTCTGATCTCTCTCGCCATGCTGAACCCACCTCATCGTAAAGCGTTGAGCCTTTTTTGAATGTAAATTTCCAATCATCAGGGATTGATCCATTCATCTCTAGGTCGGCAAGGTCAGTGATAGCCATTGAGCAGACTAAATATTTCCATGTATAAATTTGCATGATGTTTAAACGCCCTCTTTTGAGGTTTTAAATTTTGCAGACCAAAGGATTGTTTTGTTTTGTTCAGCCCAAAATTGGTCAATGTCAATACACCATTCATGGCCTACGTCATCTGTAGGTTTTCTTTTACCGCAAGAAAAATAATACTCACCAATGGAGTAAATAGGTTGTTTTGTCCGTGTGGATTGATAACGATAATTTTCAATTTCGGATTGGTCAATCCCATAAGTTGAGGCTATTATTGTTTTTGATCTCATGGCTTAGCCCCAATTCTTTGCATAGGCTCGAAGGGTTGACACTTTGGCCTTCCATCCTTTGATGCCTTTGTGATGCCAAGCGGCAACGTCAGAACCCGAGGCTTTTTGTCCAAGCCATTGACCCTTGGCAGAACCCGCCAAGACCCATTGTCCAATTTGTAATTGTTTGCGCTGATCTTGAGACAATGCCCAGACATCGACAGCTTTTGTATATTTCATAATGACGCCTATTTGTTGAAAGTAAATTGATTATCGGATTAAAAGAATAAAAAGCCATAAGGACAAACCCTATGGCTTACCCTATTTTAGAAAATGCCGTGAATTGGTGTTGTTTCCGCAATGTAAGAAACAGATTTCAAGTCTTCTGGCAATTTGCCAAGTGCTTGGATTGCCGCTTTTTCTGTTGCATAAGAGGTTTTATTCTTAAGTGCAGTTTTTAAGTCTAACTGTAGTTTTCTGCGAAGAGGGGTGAATTCACCTTTTGGTGTTTTCGTTTGAAGGTTGAAAGTGTCAATCTGAATTGACCAGTAAGTTTTTCCACAATGCATGATATTTACGCCTATTTAAACCCCTAGAAACTGCTAGGTCAGTAAAGGTATATTACCAAACAAAAAACAAAAAACACTAGGTGTAAACCCTATGTTTAACAACTTTAAACCCTTACGGGTAAACCCTAATGCTTATACCCCATGCAGTACCAGTTATTCACAGGCTTTGGTCTTATATAAGAGTGAAAATGTGGATAACTATAACTACTGGTGTGAACAACTTTTTTTCAGGGGAAAGTATGGGCAACAGCTTGAGACGCTCTGAGAGGCTAAAAATGGCCTTCCTGAGCCTTTTATTAAAATAAGTAGAAACCCTTAAAACAATGGTTTACAATTATTTAAATTCAATAAATTGGTGAAAAAACAATGGGCAGACCCTCAAAACCTAACACCCGATATTTCCAAAGGACATTGACAGACCCAGAGAGGATCATCTTGCTTTCAGCGGGTAAAGGCAATATATGCAGAGGGTTTGAGAATGTGTTGGATTTATACCACTACGCCCACAATCAAGGGTTTCGCCCAGATATGGACATGAGTATTTTAAATATTGTCGCAGATAAACAACAGCCCCAAACAGAGGATCAAAGGTAAGGGTAAACACTAAGGGATGGATAGGATAGGGTTAACACTTAGAAAGATAAGACTACCCAAAAAGGTGCATCGCCCTCTTTCACACTTTATGCAAAAAACGCATAACGTGGCAAGGGTAAACCCTGACAGGGTAAACGAGTAGGTAGAAACCCTTAGGTAGAAACCCTATGCTGTATGGAAACACAGGGGGGGGAGGGGGTAGCGTCTGTGTGTAGATATTTGTGGAGCCACCATCCCTCAGAAAAAGCTAAAATGAACTAATCCATTCCAAGGAGGACAAAATGGAAAAAAGAGGAAGAGGAAGACCAAAGGGAAGCGTCAAGATGACCATACAGAGGTTTGCTGACAATCCACCCCTTGTACTACCTAAGACAGACCATCAACGTCTTAAGGAGCTTAAGGAGCTGATGATTAGGAGTGGAGGTAAGGATGTGGCTCAGAAGGTTATTGAGATAGCCCTTAATGATGACCATCCTCACCAGTTGGTTGCTTTGAAGATGTGTCTTGATAGGACTCTTCCTGTTTCTTTGTTTGAAAAAGACAAGTCCCAAAGGTCAGCAGTGACGATTAACATAACAGGGATTGGTGCTGAACCAGTTATTGTTGAGAATACTGAACAACCCCAAGACGTAGAGGCAAAGTATGGCTGATCTCAATTTCTCTTTACTGCCGTGGCAACAAGAAGTTTTTGCCGACAAAACGAGGTTCAAAGTTGTTGCGGCTGGTAGGCGGTGCGGTAAGTCTAGGATGGCTGCCGTTACCTTGCTAATAGAGGGATTGAAGTGCCCACCTGGTTCGGCTGTACTGTATGTTTCACCAACAATGGGACAGTCGAGGCAAATCGTCTGGGACTTACTGCTAGACCTTGGCAGAGAGGTTATTCAATCCTCCCATGTGAACAACTTAGACATTACCCTGATAAACGGAGCTAGGATATACGTTCGTGGTGCAGATCGTCCTGATACGCTCCGTGGAGTTTCATTGACCTATGCCGTACTAGATGAGGTGGCCGACATCAAACCAGAGGCTTGGGAACAAGTCATTCGTGCCTCTTTGTCTGATAAACGGGGTAGAGCACTCTTTATCGGCACTCCGAAGGGACGCAACTGGTTCTACGACACCTTCAAACTAGGCGAGTCAGAGGATGATCCTGATTGGAAGAGTTGGCACTTTACTACTGCTGATAATCCCTTGATTGACCAAGCAGAGATAGATTCCGCTAAGAAGACCCTGAGTTCCTTCGCTTTCAAGCAAGAGTTTATGGCTTCCTTCACCAATGCGGGTTCGGACATCTTCAAGGAAGAGTGGATCAAATACGGGGTAAAGCCTGAACATGGAAGCTATTACATCGCTGTTGACCTTGCAGGGTTCGAGGAAGTTGCCAAACAAGCCGCCAACTCTAAGAAGCGTCTGGACGAGTCTGCTATCTCTATCGTTAAGGTTACAGACGATGGGAAGTGGTTTGTTGAGAAGATTGAACACGGACGTTGGGACATCCGAGAAACTGCCTCTAAGATACTGATTGCCATTCGGGACTACCGCCCTTTAAGTGTGGGGATAGAGAGGGGGGCGTTAAAGAACGCTGTTTTGCCCTACTTATCAGACTTGATGCGAAAGAACAACACCTATGCTCACATCATAGATTTGACCCACGGGAATAGAAAAAAAGCAGACAGAATCATCTGGGCTTTACAAGGTAGGTTCGAGCATGGCAGAATTGTGTTAAATTCGGAAGAAGATTGGGATGAGTTTGTAGACCAGTTAATCCTGTTCCCTGCTCAAGGAGTCCATGATGACTTGCCTGACTCCCTCAGTTACATTGACCAACTGGCTGTTACATCTTACATGGAAGAAGATGACAGCGAGGATTGGCAACCTGTAGATATTATTAGTGGGGTATAAGAATGGAATTCCAAGAACCTAGCGACTCAGACAAAGAGATAGTTAACTTTGTTGTCAACCATTGTGACAGATGGAGGGATTGGAGAGATGTCAATTGCCTTGATGATTGGCTAGAGTATGAGCGTATCTTCAATGGTGAGTGGGATGCCCAAGATAAGACTAGAGACTCAGAGCGTAGCCGTATTGTTACTCCCGCTACCCAACAAGCCGTAGAGACACGCCATGCTGAGATCATGGAAGCCATCTTTGGTCAGGGTGAGTTCTTTGACATTCAAGACGATATTCGTGATGTTAATGGTAGTCCCCTAGACGTTGCTGCCATCAAAGCACAACTGATGGAAGACTTCAAAGTCGATAAGATTCGAAAGTCTATTGACCAAATTGAACTGTTGGCTGAAATCTATGGCACGGGTATTGGTGAGATTGTTGTTAAAACAGAGAAAGTCTTTGTTCCCGCTACTCAGGCAATACCTGGTCAAATGGGACAAGCGGCTATCGGTGTCGTAGAACAAGACCGCATTGCAGTCAAGATTGTTCCTGTTAACCCCCGTAATTTCTTGTTTGACCCCAATGGAACATCTATTGATGACTGTATGGGCGTGGCTATCGAGAAGTATGTCTCTATCCACAAGATCGTTAAAGGTCAAGAAGAAGGCATCTACCGCAAGGTAAAGGTCGGCACTGACTCGATGGATACAGACTTAGAGCCTACCCAAGAAGTCTCCCAGTACGAAGACGATAAAGTTAAACTTTTGACCTACTATGGTTTAGTTCCTAGAGAGTACCTTGAAGAACTAGAGAATGAAGAAAATGGCGAAGTAGAAGACCTATTTCCTGAAGACAGTATTCAGGATGAGTACTCCGATCTGGTTGAGGCTATTGTCGTTATCGCCAATGATGGGACTCTTCTCAAAGCAGAAAAGAACCCATACATGATGAAGGATAGACCTATCCTTGCTTATCAGGACGATACAGTTCCTAATCGCTTATTGGGTCGTGGCACTGTGGAGAAGGCTTACAACTCACAAAAGGCTATTGATGCCCAAGTTCGTTCACACTTAGATTCACTAGCCCTGACAACTAGCCCAATGATGGCTATGGATGCTACCCGTCTCCCCCGTGGTGCTAAGTTTGAAGTTAAGCCAGGCAAGGCTATCCTGACAAACGGCAATCCCAATGAGATTTTGTTCCCGTTCAAGTTTGGCAATACAGATGGTTCTAATCTTACAACTGCCAAAGAGTTTGAACGTATGCTTTTGATGGCAACAGGCACTTTAGACTCACAGGGAATGGTTACTGCTGTCTCCAGAGATGCGGGTCAGGGCGGTATTTCGATGGCTACTGCCTCGATTATCAAGAAATACAAGCGTACCTTGGTGAACTTCCAAGAGGATTTCATGATCCCCTTCATTACCAAAGCCGCTTACCGCTATATGCAATTCGATCCCGAGCGTTATCCTACTGTGGACATGAAGTTTATTCCTACAGCAGCACTCGGTATCATTGCTAGAGAGCATGAGCAACAACAGTTCATTGCCCTTTTGCAGACTCTTGGCCCTAACACTCCTGTTTTGCCTATCATTTTGAAGGGCATCATGGCTAATTCTTCTCTGTCAAACAGATTTGAGTTGATTGAGATGCTAGACAAGATGGCTACGGCTGATCCACAGGCTCAACAAGCGGCTCAGATGCAACAACAATTGGCTATGCAACTGGCTCAGGCACAGATTGCTGTCCAAACGACACAAGCAGAGCAGAATAAGGCTGAAGCGCAAAAGTTATTGACTGAAGCGCAATTGATGCCTATTGAGTTGCAAG